GCTGCTTGTCGGCAGGCGTGCGGCTGAACGCGGTCTGGTTGTTCGGGTAGAGGTGCAGCGTCTTGCGCTCATAGGTGCAGTAGAAGTACTCCGCGATGCGGATCGTGTCTTCCTGCAACCACGACGAGAGGCCCTGATCGCCGACGCCTTGCGAGCGCAGCGACGAGATCGGCGTCGCGTCGGGGAACATGTGCTCGTATTCGGTCTTGAGGATGTCCTCGGTCACGAAGCACCACTCGGCGTCCGCGCCGCAGGGGTCTTGGATCGTCGGGTCCATGTAGACGCTGAAGGCGTTGCGGACGCGCGCGATGCGGATGTCCTGATCGAACGTCTCGTCGTTGCAGTACTCGGTCAGCAGGCGGATGTAGCCCTCGCCGTAGGTGACCTGGTTGTCGCAGGCCGTGTCGTAGGCGACGTCGGCGTCCGACATGTACTCGATGTGGCGCACCACGCCGTCCAGGATTTCCGCGACCTGCACGTCGGCGTTGTCGTCGGCCGGGATGACCTTGCCGCTGGGCCGGTTCTGGCGCTGCTCGTTTGTGACCTGACGGACGTGCTGTGGCAGCTTGTTGATCGTGAGGCAGGGCCGCGCGTTGATCGCCTGCCCCTGCACCGCGCCGCGCGTTGACAGCACGTCGGCGGGCCACTGCCACTGGTTGTCGGGCGAGCCTGCCATGAACCGCAGGTCGTCCAGCTCGTCCTCACGGCTGTCGGAGTACGCCGCCTGCGCCATCTGGAGGCGCGCGCGCATGGTCGCCATCTTGTCGCTGTCGGGGTTGCCTTTGGTCGGCGCGGGGTTGCTGCCCGTGTTGGCGACCTGACCCGCCGCGTTGATGCCCGTAGGGTCGGCCATGCCGTTACATCTCGCCCTTCTTAGCTAGCCATCCAGCCGGTGGATACACCGGACGAAGAGTACCCGCGCGACGGGTTTCTGTCAACGCTGCGGTCGCCCCGGTACTCGCGCGAGGCGACGGGGTGTGCGAACGTCAGCGCGATGGCGTCGGCGGCGTCGGGCGACGCAAGGCCGCGCGCCTTCATGTCCTTCTTGCTTTCGAGGAAGATCGTCCCCTTGCTGTCGGGTTTGATGCGCGGTCCAATCAGGTCGGTCTTCAGGAAGCGGTCCTGCGGCAGCGAGGCGTCCTTGAGCCAATCGCGCATGGCGGCCCATATCTCGGCGCGCTTGTTGCCGTACATGATCTGCTTGGATGCCTTGCTGCCGAAGTTGACGCCGCGCACCTTGTACCGCTGCTCCTTGAGCCGGTCCACGACGCCCGCGCCGAGGCCACCCTCGTCGATGCACACGAGCGCCGGATTGAACTCCTCGATGGCCTCGATGACATGCCCGACGACCTCCATCGTGTCCGCGCCCCGGTGCCGCTTAAGCGCGATGATGTCGCGGCCCTGCCGCACGGCGATGACGGTGGCGTCCGCACCAAACCGCGCCGGGTCCACGCCGATGGTGATCGGCGCGCTGGCGTCCTTGTGCTTCGGCCGCTGCATGGCGTCGTCCACGAGGTTGACGCCGATGAACTGGTCGTCGCCTTCGCTGGGGAACTGGCCAAAGACCTCGACGTTGGCCTGGTAGCTGTCCGCGCCGTATTCGTCGATGATGCGCTGGTAGAGGTTCTTGTCGGTGCCCTCGACCTCGCGGGCGTCGATGTGACGCTGGCGCCAGAACGCCCGCTTGGAGTTGAACGTCTCGTAGAAGTACCCCGTGTTGCGCCGGGGGTTGCTGAAGGCGAGGTGGAAGCGGTGCGGCGTGTTCTCCGTGAAGAAGCCATCCGAGACTGACCAGATGCTGTCGGGGATGCCGCTGGCCTCGTCGAACACGAGCATGACGCCGTCGAAGTTGTGGACGCCCGCGTACGCGTCGGGGTTCTCTTCCGACCACAGGCGGCCCTCGACCGCCCAGTAGCGCGTGCCCTTCTTGAGGTCGCGCTCGACCAGTTCCGTGAGCCACTTGGCCGGCATGATGCGCGTCGCCGCGATCTCGAACCAGTGGCTGTTTAGCGCCATCGCCAACCACTTGGTGATCTCGGCCCACGTCACCGACCGTAGCTGCGCCTCGGAGTTGGCCGACACGATGGTGGTCGAGCCGATGCGTGTCGATAGCATCCAGATGACGAGCCATGAGACGAGCGCCGACTTGCCGATGCCGCGCCCAGAGGCGACTGCCTCGCGGAAGGTGTCGTAGTCGAGCTTGCCGTTGTTCTGCTTGATGTGGTCGCGGATGTCGGCAAGGATTTCCCGCTGCCATTTGCGCGGGCCTTGGAAGTGTTCCAGCGGCGTACCCTGCTCGCCCCATGGGAACAGCAGCAGCACGAACGCTAGCGGGTCATCCTTGATCGACGGCGACCACAGCCGCGCCATCAGTTCCATTTCCTCGGAGGCGTTGTAGCGCGGGGTCTGCATGGCTGCGGTTGTCCTCTAGGTGGGGCACTTCGGTGTACAGCCCCTCAATGACGCGGGTCTGCGCTTTCTCCAGCGCGCCCGTGATGCTGATCTGCTGGTCGATGCTGACGTCGATCTGCTGCTTCGCTACCCACCCATGCTGGTGCTTGAGGATGTCGAGCGCGGCCTTGGCGTCGCCTGCGCGGGCGGCGTCGTGCAGCGTCTTTCCGGCGTTGAATTCGCCGTCGGCGCGGCCCTGCATCTCGGCCAGCTCGACCAGCGGGTCAAACTCCGCCAGTCGCCGGTACTGCGCCGGGGTGAGGCCAGCTCTCAAGGCGAGGCTGTCGCCCTTGAGGCCGTACCGGGCGGCCTCATAGATCGCCTCTAGCCGCGCCTCGGTGGCTTCGACGCGCTCGGGTTTGAACGGCAGGGAGTAGAAGCTCATGGCCGCCACTCTAATCTGTTGCGGGCCGGGATGCAAAAAAATTTTGCAAAAAAATTTGGTGCGACATTCTGGTCTACGAAAAATTGTCGGTGATCCGTCTGTCACAGTTACCGCGCGGCCTCGGCCCTCCCACCCCCGGTAGCCCCCACCCCCGGTCGGCGAAAATGGAAACGGCCTTCCGGCCGGCGGCCATCGCAGCGCCAGGCTACCGGCATACGATCGCGCGGCCATCTCTAGCTGGCGGCGCGCGCTGTGGCCCTTTTGGTCTGGGCGGTTAGCCGCCGGGCTTAACCGTGCCCCGGCTTGGCGGTTAAGGTCCACCGCGTTTGTCCCCCGCTCCTACATCCGCGATCCCGCTTCTGCATCCGCGATCCCCGGCTGGCGTTCACCGATTTGTGCGTGGGGGCGATCCCTCCCGGTGACAACAACGGTATGCACCAGGCCGAAACGGATTGCAACACCTTTTTTTGCAAGCTGCAACTTTTTTTGTTTTGGGCGGTTTAGGCATCCGGCGCGGCGGCCGGTCGCCAGCTTGTCCGCCAGGGCAGACATTGGCGTTTTGGGTATCTGGAAAACAAGTCCAAAACGGACTTGTTTTCCAACTACCCAAACCGCCAATGTCTGCGCGGCGGACGTCGCCCGGCACGTCAACCTAGCAGGAGAACAAAAGGAGACATTGGCGGTTTAGGTATCTGAAAAGCAAGTCGGTCTACAGAAAGCCATATTTTAACCATATAGGTTAATTTTTTATCTTTTCGCTGACTAGCTACACAAACAGATACCTAAACCGCCAAGGTATACCCCAAAACGCCCGGATTTACGCGCCGCGCCGATTGGCGGTCTTGCCTTTCCCAGATACCTAAACCGCCCTTCCCAGATACCCAAAACCGAAAAACCTTGGTTAAAAGTGGTTAATCGGTTTCGGACTTAGGCACCGAGTTAGGCAAGAGTTAGGCTATTTTTTCCGGACAAACGCCAAACATTTTGCACTGCATTTTGTTGTTGCAATGGTTGCCCAATGAGGGTAAAGCTTTGGCAACAGAAACGCCAAAACAGGAGCAAACTGACATGGCCAAAGCCAACGGATATATCATTTACGAGGGCCCTAGCGCGATTGACGGCGCGCCCATTGTTGTCATTGCGACCGGCTTTGCCAGCAAGTCCGCCAACGGCAAGACCGGCGATATGGTCCAGACGTGGATCCTGCGCAGCGACGTCGCGCCGCACCACGCGGTTAAGACCGGCGCGGATGCATCCGTTTGCGGCAATTGCGTCCACCGCCCCGCAATGCGTGACGCCGTCACGGCAAGCGGCCAGGCATTCGTGCCGTGTTACGTCAAGACGTTCCAAGCGCCGCTCAGTGTCTTCGGCGGTTATCAGCGCGGCATCTATCCCCGCGTGACGCTGGCACAGCTTGCCAGCCTTTGCGCGGGGCGTATGGTCCGCCTCGGATCCTACGGGGATCCGCTGGCGGCGCCCATTACCGTATGGGAAGCTATGACCAGCGCCGCGCTTGGCTGGACCGGGTATAGCCACCAATGGCGCGCTGCAGCGCCGGCATGGGCCAGGCTTGTCATGGCAAGCGCGGACACCTTGCAGGATATGCTGGACGCGCACCGCGCGGGCTTCCGCACCTTCCGCGTCACGGCCAAGCCGTTTGAAAACGTAAAGGGCATCGAGACTGTTTGCCCTGCTAGCAAGGAAAAGGGCGCGCGTACCGATTGCGCCACATGCCGCGCATGCATGGGCACCAGCGGCAAAGCCCGCGCATCCGTCCAAATCGCGCGCCACTAACGTCAACCACACGCCGCGCGGATCCTACGCCACGCGGCCCTACTAGGGAGCAAACCACAATGGTAGACCGGTCAGAAGCCGCTAGGGCAATGGCAAAGGCAATCGCCTACAAGCAATGCGGCAAGGACGCAGACGCAGCGCAATGGGCGCGTGAACTGGTGCGCCTGCTACAGTGCGCCGAAATCTTGCGGGGGCCAGGCGCATGACGCGCCCACGCATCCGCGCCGCCATTCTGCCCGCGCTGCTGCTATACGCCGCCGGCGTGATTGCAACCCTCGTCCTCGTTGCCCTCGGAGCCTGACACCATGACCGCCACAACCATTCGCCAGGCCGCCTATATCGCAGCGAACCGCCGCGCGCCCTATTGGCTGGCGCAAGTCAACCGCGCGCTACCCTATGGCGATTGCGCTGCAATGGTCGCCGCCGCGCAAGCGGAAGGCGCCAACGTGACGCAATGCGATGGGCGCCGGTTCCTAGTCGACAATTCGGCATGGATAACCAAGTGGGGCACCGCGCAACCTATCTGACGTCCTACTTTACGCCGCGCGGCAATAGGGCCGCGCGGCAGCACCTGGAGCAAACCAAATGACTAACACAACCGCTATCTCTCTCGACGTCCCCGCCGCTTTCATCGACGCCGCGCTTTGCGCCGTCTCGAAAGAGGAAACCCGCTATTACCTCAAGGGCGTCTTTATCGACGCGCGTGGGTTCATCGCCGCCACAAACGGCCATATCGCTTTCGCCGCGCGCTGCGCCGACGCCGTCAAGTTGGCGGACATGCGCCCGGCTTACGATAGCGCCGGCCATTGTCTGCCCGGCATGATCGTGCCTGACGCGGCGTTGACGCAAGCCAATAAAGCCGCCGGGCGCGGCAAGCCGTCGGCGTATACGATCGAACGCGACACGATCGGCCAATGGTTTGTCGTTTACGGCAACGCCCGCGTTCACTTCACGCCCGTCAATGGCAGCTTTCCTGATTGGCAGCGGATCATTCCCGCCGCGCCCGAGACGGAAACCGCCGCGCACTTCGATCCCAAGTACGTGGCCGCTATGGGCGCGATGGCTACCGCGCTGCGCGACGGCAAGAAAGGCGAAGCGGCCTGCTACCACATCCACCAGGCGGGCGAGCGCCGGGCGCTTGTCACCTTCCCGCGCAAGGTGACGGATATCACCGATCCGACCGGCCCCCGCGATGACTGCTGCGCCGTGATGATGCCCATGCGCGCGCACAACTGCGCCGGGTTCGACCGCGCGGCGTTCCTCGCAGACTGACAACCATACGGGCGGCCATCGCGCCGCCCGGCAACCTCTGGAGCCTGACACATGACATGGAACCCGAACCACGACCGCGCCTACTGGCGCGGCGAAAGCGACCGCAGGCTGATCGAAGCCGCGCGCGATAGCGGCCACGAACTGGCCATCGCCCTGGGCGAACGGCTCGACAGCCTGCAAGGCATGGAGGAAACCATGCTCGACCTGCAAACCGAAGCCAAGGATTTGGAAGCCCGCGCCGACGCATGGAAGGCCGACGCCCTCGCGCTGCAAGAGCAAGTGGACGCCCTTTACGACCAGGTTGCAGACCTGGAAGCACTGGCCGCCAGCGGCACCGCATGACCGTTGCGCTGATCCTTTTTGCCGTTCTGATCCTGCTGGACATTCTGCTGGATCACTGACACCCTCACAACAAACAACGGAGCAAGACACCATGGCCACACTGCACACCCTCGCGCTGCCGGCGCCCGCCGCACCACCGCTGCCGCCGCCCGCCACACCCTCGCTGGACGTCACCGCCGCGGACATCGCCGCTGTGGCCGCTGAAGCCTTCCGCAGACGCGACGAGCTGGCCGCCGAGCTGCGCCTGCTCGACACCATCCTGAAGGGCTTGACGCGCGACTACGGCACCGCCGCGCGCGTCTGGGGGCTCACCCCTCTCATGCTGCGCCACGCCTGCGAAGCGCGCGGCCTGCTGCACAAGGACACCTGACCATGACCCACTACGACTCCGCAACCGATTTGCTGTTCAAATGCACGATCCTTTACCTGACGCCAGGCGGCCAGCGCCGCTATTTCCGCACCAAGACCATAGCGCCGGCGGCCGATCTGGCGGTCGAGCTGGCCGAACGTCAATTGCGCTCCGACCGCCGCCGCCGCGTCGGGTCGACCGTCTACACCGATGCGGTGCAGGCATGACCGCGCTCACACCCCGCGAGGCGGACGTGATGCGCCTGATCTGTGAGGGCCTTACCGCACAGGGTGTAGGCGAGGCGCTGGGCATCTCCTCGCGCACCGTCGAGATCCACCGCCGCAACGCGATCATCAAGCTTGGCGCGCGGAACCAGACACAAGCCGCCGTCCTGTTCGACCGCGCGCAGAGGGAGCAAGCAGCATGACCGAACCGACCGTAACGCAGGCAGATATTGACGCCGCCGCTGCATACTGGGGCAACGATAATCCGCCGCTTGAATTGCGCGATGCCTTCGCCCGCCATCGCATCACCAGCGCGCCCGCTGGTGAGGTGGAGCCAGTGGCTTGGATGTATGAATGGCGGCACATTGAAAGCACCGAGTGGAGTTCCAGCGTTGCCAAAGTGCGGCCCACTTCACCTTTCCACGGCATTGAAATTCGCAACTGCCAGCCCCTCTACGCCCACCCTCCCGCGCCCGCCGATCTGGTGGAGGCGTCCACGGCGCTGCTGAACTACGAAGGGCATCACGCTTGGTGCGGCCACGGCGAGGATATGGACAAGCCGTGCGTGTGTGGGCTGATTGCCGCGCAGGACCGTCTCCGCGCCGCCCTCGCCAAGCATGGGGGTGCGTGATGGCTGACATCACCCGCCATGTCGAGGACTGCCCGAAATGTGGCAGTTCTGACCTTAGACTATGGGAATCACATCGCTGCCAAGCATGGTTCGTGATCTGCAATGATTGCAAGCACGAAGACGGTCGCGAGCGGACGGAACATGAGGCGTTGACGACATGGAACAGAAACGCACAGGTGACCCCATGACCCTCCCCCATCGCATCGAGGCGGCAGAAGGGGCGGATTGGGACAGCATCCCGAACGTTCGCAAGGTTGGCCGGTATACTTTTTTCGCTGCCTGCGCCTTTGGATTAGGTGTGACGGTTGGATTGCCATTTCTGGCGCTCGGCGTCGCCAAAGATACCGTCCATGGGATTGCCAACATAAGCGCAATCGCCAGCTTCCTCGCGCTCAGGGATATGAGCAAGCAATGGGATGCCGTGCTTTGTCAGCGCGCCGCCGCCCTCCGCGCGAAGGAGAGCAGTGATGGGGAGTGAGGACCTAGACAAGCTGGCGCGGGGGCTGACGGATGCGCAGCGGCAGGCATTGCTTTCTCCGCATTGGGGGCAGCGTGTGCCGCTTCTTAAGACCGGCTTGGTTTACTGGTCGCGCGGCCTACACGGCAGGCAAATAATCAAGTTCCGCCCTCTCGGCCTAGCCCTCCGCGCCCACATCGAAAGGACCAGCAATGCATCTGATTGAACACATCACACTGACCGATGCAGCCGTTTACTACGCTATTGGCGCGCTCGTTTGGGCCTTTGTCATGGGCTTTCTTGGCGATCGTATGGACCGCTATTTTTTCATTACGCTGTTTGTCTGGCCTTTTGCCGCTGCATCTCTCGTGGGGCAAATTATCCGCCGTTTCGTCCGGAGCTTTTGACATGCCGACTAACGATCTGGCCGCGCCGTTTGATTGGGCTGGACTGGCAGGTTCAGTTGTGCTGGCGAATGCTGGCCAAGGACCGGACGCGGCAATCGCCATTTTGCAGCGCGAGATTGAGGCCGCGTTTGTGCCGGTGCAGCAGCGGGACAAAGCAGAGGCTCTACTTTGCCAGCGCACGAACGAATACATCGCTGCCACCGCCCGCGCCGAAGCAGCCGAGGCGCGGAACAAGGTGCTGGAAAGAGAGCTAGCGGAACTGCGAGGCAGAATAAGCGCCATCGGCTTTGGGTTCGCCCAATCTGACAACGATGGCGTGCTGGTTAATCGCGCGCAAACACCCGCAGCCCAAGCCCTCGGGGGCGAACATGCCTGACGCCCTGCGCAACTGGATATGGACCAACCTTGGCTGGGACATTTACGACTGGCACCCTGAAGACGTGAGGTTCTGATATGAACACCGCACTTATCATGCTTGGCGCGACCGTCGCCTATTTTGCCATAACCATACCGCTGGCCATCTGGATTGGCCGCCGGATCAAGAGGAACATGTGATGCGTGACTTTATGACCGGCCTCTCTGTGGGCCTTCTGCTCGGCGTGGCAGCGCCCGTCACCGCCGCGACACTGGTCGGCAGTACAGGATACCTGTCTGGCTGGACCGTGACCAAGAACGGCGATGAGATCTGCTACATGCCCTACATCTGGACGGCCACCAAGGAGATCGACTGTGACTAGCACTGCACACGAGGACCAGTTCACCGCGCCGCTTGCGCCTGCAACGGATCGAATGACCGAATGGGCGCAGTGGGCCGCGAAAAAGCGCGCTGAGATTGATCTCGCCTTATTGACCCCTGCAAATGAAGCCGAAGCCATCGCCGCATGGCTTGACCGCCGCGGCTACCGCGAGATCGCCGCGCGCATTCGGGCAGGCGAATACCGGACATGAGGCAGCCCACGTACCCCCTCGGCCAGATGGCCGTGGGCGAAACCTTCACCATGGCCGCGCTCACGCACGCCGACCGCAAGCGGATCGCGCGCAACGTCAGCCAATACGGCATGAGGAACGACAAGGGCTTCCGGTGCAAGACCGACAAGACCACCTTCCTGATGACCGTCACCAGGCTTCGCTAAAAGAAAAACCCCGGTTTTGCAGAGTGAGGACTGCAAAACCGGGGCTTAGTGCAACCTAGGGTGTGCGGCAGTGGAGCAAACACTGACTAGCGCAGGCTTACCACCTTTCCATCTCCGAAGGCAACACTTTCTACCATCCGGCGCAACTCGGACTTTGAGCATCGCGAGAACACATCCGGCGCGGCGTAGATGTGCTTCTTCGTCTGGAACTCGCTTGACGCCAGCCGCCCGCAGTCGATCCACCCAGCTTCCTTGAACGCGTGCAGCAGCGCCGCCTGCGGCACCTTCGTGCCGGCGGGGACATGCCCGGCCGCAATCGTGTCGCACAGCTTGTGGAACGGCCCGGCGCAGACGCCCACGGTGAACGGCCCGACGCGCTTTTGCATGAGTTCGACCAGGAAGCTCTCGGCCACGCTCAAGCCATGCTCGACCATGTTGAGCTTCCACTCCGTCACCGGCGGCGCGGCGGCCGCATTGAACGCCGACACGTCGCGCTGCCAGAGCCATGCGGCGATCTTCGCAAACCCGCCGTCCTTGTACCACGACCACAGCTTGTCCGCTGCGGCGGGGTCCATGCGCGGCGCGCGGCTCCAGACGCAGAACCAGCGGCGGTCCTGCGTCGGGATCGTGATCGGCAGCGGATCGTTCGTGAACGCCATCACCAGCAGCCGGTTGAGCATCTCGTAGGGGTGCAAGCCCTTGCGGTTGATTGTCAGCGTCTCGGGCGGCGCGGCGATCATGGGCTTGAGACGGTTGGCCAGCGCGCGGCGCTCCCTCGCCTCCGGCTCCTTCAGCTCGTTCAGGATGACGACCTCGGCCTCCAGACCGTAGCCCCACTGGCTTTCCAGCCCCTTGTTCTCGATGATCGACCTGTTGTGCTGGTGTTCGCCGCCGATGGCCCACAGGAACGGCGCATACATGCTGTCCTTGCCGCAGCCCTCGTCGCCGCCGTGCAGGACCGCGTGGTTGATCTTGATGTTGGGGTGCTGGACCTTGTACGCCAGCACGTTGAGGACGTGGTCCAGCTCCCCCGGTTCCGGCACCAGCAGGCGGCAGTGGTCGAGCCAGATCGACACGGCGTTGTCGGACACAGGCTTCGCCTCGGACATGTCGGGGCGCATGTCGGTCCAGCGGTTGCCGTAGACCAGCCCATCGCGCGCCACGAGGACACCCTCGCCTGGTGCGTAGGTGACGCCGACCAGCGCCTTGGCGCCGTACTGCTGCCTGCGCTCGTCAAAGTAGACCGACGCCTGCACCCGCTGCTTGCTGTTGTGGGTCGACCGGCAGTCGATGTGGCGGAACAGCGCGTTGAATACGTGGCGCGGCGTCTCTCGGCGCGTCACCATGTCGAAGTAGCTGTCGTCGGACTGCACGTAGGCGTAGCGAGCGAACCAATCGGACTTCTCGACCCGCCCGGCCTCCTTGCGCTCCACTTCCTTGACGATGGCCGCCGCCTCGTCGGGGAACTCCTCGGTCGGCATGATCTTGTCGGCCATCCGGCGCATATGCTCGGCGATCAGATCGTCACGCAGCCCCGGCACGACGCGGGGGCCGCCGTTCTCGGCAACCCAATCCAGAAACACGCGGCTGTCGATGTGCTGGCAGTGGCCGTGGTAGCAGCAGTACGACCTGTCGAGCGGCTTATACCGGCCCTCGATGTTGCCGTCCGTGTGTTCGGCATGGTTGGGGCATACGACGCCGCACCAGCCCTCGTTGTTGACCTGCGACAGGACCATGCCCTGCTCCGAGAGCCACGTCAGGACGTTGTCCATGCCGGTGTCGCGGATGCGGATAGTCTTGTAGTCGGCTGTGTCGGCTTCGGCCGGAACGACGCCCATCGCGTCGCAGATGTGTTCCAGCGTGTACTCGCGTTCGGGGTGAAACTCGACCAGCCGGGCGGCGAAGTTGCCGCGCCCCTGCTTCAGGTTGACGCTGCCGGGGACACGGCAGTTGCGCACCGGGTTGACCGATCCGGGGTCGGTGTAGCCCGCGTCGGCGATGGCCGTGATGGCAGCAGCGAAGTCGTGCTTGGTCGGCTGTTCGGCGAAGGCGTAGCCCCACTGGAACGATCCTTCCGACGTCTCCATGATCCAGGTCGGCGCGAGCGGCGGCGTCTTGGCCTTTGTGCCCACGTCGTCCAGCATCATGAACAGGACGTACTCGACGTTCTCGCGCTTGGCGCTCGGCTTGCCGTCCGCAAACCGCGAGACGATGAACGAGCCGGTATTAACGTACCACGCCTCGCCAGCCTTGATTTTGGCTTTCGCGGGCAGGAACGCGGGGAAGGTCGCCTTGGGGACGCCGTCCCCGTGGTAGACCATCTCGCCGCCCTCCAACTTCGGCGTCTGGCGCAGCAGCAGCGCCGTCTCGCCCGCCTCGCAGGCCAGATTGCTGACGTACTCGATAAATTTTGTGCGATCCTCACTCATCGCTCATCTCCTCACTTACCATAACGGGCCATCACCGCGACTTCCGCGTTCAGCGGCAGCCCGGCGGCCCATGCAGGCGGTTGACACATGACTTGAACCAATCGGGCGGCTGCCGCTTCGGCGTCCTGCTCGGGCACTTCCAGAACCACTTCGTCATGAACGTGCAGCACGCAGTCCAGCCCTTCCTCTTCCAGCCGCCGCAGCGCATGGCGCAACAGATCGTTCGCCACCGCTTGCGTTATGTTCTCGCAGGCCAGACCGCGCCAGAGACGGGCACGCGGCCATTCCTTCGCGTCGGCTGCGGGCTTCCACGACGCCTTGGCGTAGGTGATGTCGCCCTCCTCATTGAAGCGGGCGAAAGGGTAGCATAGCACACGGCCTGACGGCAGCGCATACCAAAGATGCAGCCCGTCGAACAAATACGTCACTCGCCCGGCGGAAAATTCTTCGCCGGGGTTGCGCATAGCGGCGCGGTAGGCGTTCTCCAGCCCCGACCAGTACGGCACGGCCCACGAGTTCGCCCGCCGCCACGCGTCCACCATCCGGCGGGCGTCGCTCTCGGGCAGCAGGACGTTGTAGATGCGCCCCATGCTGGCAAAGGCACCGACGCCGCCGGAGAAACCGCAAGCGAGTTCCTGCACCTTGCCGATCTGGCGCTGGTCCTTGTCCACCTCGTCGTAGGAGACGTGGAACGTCGCCATCGCGTTGTGCTTGTAGACGTCCTCGCCCTTGGCAAAAATGTCGAGCTTCATCGCGCCGCTGTTGCTCTTCGACGCCCACGGCGTCACCCGCGCCTCGATGGCGGCCCAATCGGCCACGACCAGCAGCTTGCCGGCGGGTGCCAGCAACGCCGGGCGCAGCATACCCTTCAGCACGTCGGTAACGCGCCGGCCGAACTGCGGCACGATGTCATGCCGCCGCACCATCGCCTGACGGACTAGTGCAGGGTCGGCGGCGCACTTGCGGGGGAAATTGTGGACCTGAAGCCCGTACGATGAAGCGCGGCCTGTAGCACTGCCTCCAGCAAATACGAACGCGCCTCTAACTCGGAAATCCTCCTCGTCAGCAAGCGCCGCGGCGCGGTTGAACTTTGCCACCGACGACGCCCACAGATCATCCGCGCACTGGATAACCTCTGCCACTTCAGCCGAGACTTCATCCGGGTTCTCCTCGGCCAGCGCGAGCAGGTTGGCGCGCACGTTCTTGTCGATGGATAACTTGGCCTCGCCGTCCTTGTAAACGGTCGCCAACTTCAGCGCCTGCGGCCCCACCCGGTCCAAGACCCAAGCGCGCATCTTAGGCGAACGGACAGAAGTAATCTCTCCACCTGTAATCTCAGCCACAGCACCCTGAATTTCAGCCAGTTCCGTCTCAGCGTACCGCACGGCGGCCAGCGCCAGCGGGCGGTCCAGCAAAACGCCCCGGTCGTTGATGCGCTCGCCCACATGGTAGTCGGTCAGCTCGTCCGCAGACAGCTCCCGCTGCGCCTGGCTGATCGCCCGCATGGCGCGGACATCCTGTTCGCAGTACTGGACCATCTCGGCCATCAGGTCTGCGTCGTCGCGGAACGTGCCGTCTGCCTGCGGGATCGACAGCAAGCGGATAAGCTGGCTGCCGCGATGATCCTTGCGCATCCCGGCCCCTGCGAAGCGCCCGACGTCCTCAAGGCCGCCCGGCGCGCAGTTGGCGCGGGCTTGCGCGGCGGTGCAGTAGAACTGCTCCAGCGCGAAGTCGATCTGGAGGACATACCAGAAAATCAGGCGCTCGAACGCGGCGTTGTGCGCCCTGATCTGGCCCTTGTGGTCTGCGACGGCCTGCGGGAAAGGCTGCCCCGGCAGCCACGTCCGCACGTCCTCGTCGTCAAAGGCGTAGGACATGCACAGCACATCGGTGCTGGCGTCCTGCGCGTAATTGTAGACGCCGCGCTCGGGCAGGTTGCATCGGCTGCGCGTCTCGAAGTCAACCCAAAGAATGCTCACAGATGCCTCACTTCATCCGTTACTCGCCGGGGCGGGCACAACGGGGATCGACCCGCCCCGGCTTTCACACGCGCTTACGCCGCCGTACGGCGACGACGACGCGGTGCCTCGTCAGCAGGCGCTTCGGCCTCGGCTTCCGGCCCGTCCGCTGCCGCGTCCGCGCCGCCCATGCTGGCCCATTCGACGATCTCGAACACCGGCGTGAAGATGCGGCCGTAGGACTTGTGCTGGTAATGCTCCTTCTTGAGGCGCACCAGCGGCACAGGCTTGGTCTGGTCCTTCTCGACCTGTTCGGCAATGGCAATCGCCAGCGCCTGCACGGCCTTCTTCCCGCCGACCGAAGTCGCCGCGTAGCGAGCCTGCATACCCTCGTCTTCGCCGTTGGTGCAGGCCAGCGTCATGCCGACCTGCATTTCCCAGCCGCGCTTGGCAGCGGCCGGCGCAGGTGCCAGTTCCGGCAGCGGATCGGCGACACTGGCCATCGTCTCGGCCAGCACTTCGCCGTCACCCCATGCGATGAAGCCGTGGACGAACGAGAACGGATTGATCGCCCAGATGCTGTCGTCTTCGACCTCGGTCTGGTCCGCGCCGAACACCCAGTGGCCGGTCTTGTCCATCTTGAGGATGACCATACCGGACTCGCCGCCGACCGTGCTGGCGACGGAGCGCAGCGCGGTCGAGAGCGACTGGACGGAGGGGAGCTTTGCGCCGGAGAATGCAGTGATATTGGACATTACGGTACTTCCTTCTACTGGATTTTAGCCATAGCCTTCGACAGCGTCTGGCCGATCTGCAACACCGCCGGCCGGGGATCGCTCTCCGGTGCGAGGGTGCTACCTGTTGAGACGGCGACCACGAGGTCTGCCGGCAATTCCTTCTTGAGCTTCTTCAGCGCCTTTTCGGCGACCGCAGGCGAGACGACCTTGGGGTCTTCCCACACATCAACGCCAGCGTCCGACAGGGCCGCGACCGTGCGGGCCTCGTCGATCCACCTGCGCGTCGCGCGCTTGTTGACCAGCTTCCAGCCGGGGATGGTCTTGCCGTCCTCCAGCATCTGGTGCGCGAGCTGCTGCAAGTCCTTCAGGAAGCTCTCCACCATCGGGATTTGGTCCAGATAGTGCGCGATCTGGTCCACCGGCAGCGCGTCGATCTTGGCGCGGGTCAGGCGGTCGATGGCGCCGGTCATGAGTGGGCACACCGGCTTGGCCGCGCACCACTTGCAGTGGTCGCCTGACGCCAGAGGGGCGTCGGGCTGCGCCGCGCGCTTCACGGCGGCGACCAGCTCGGCCTCGAACTGCAAGATGCGTTCGTTCGTCGTGACCCACCGCTTGGTGTACGGCGGCTGGACGATAATCAGCTCGACTTCGGTCGCCCCGAAGAAGACCCATTTGGTCGTCTGCGTCCGCATGGCCGCCGCAGCGTAGAACAGAAGCTGCGCGTTTTCCTCGACCTCGACAGCCACGCCGTCGCCGAACTTCCAATCCAGCACAATCGCTCGATCGCCAATGCGGCCAAGAAGATCGGTAGAACCAAAAACACCAGGCAGCAGATCACCAAAGCCAACCCTGCTTTCAGTCGCATATTCCATCTCCCCGTTCGGGTCGATCTCGTCGAGAGCGGCCAGCGCCGGAAGCAGTTTGCGCTCCAGCAGGTCTTCGGTCAACACGGCGTCGTTGTGCTTGCGGCCCAGATAGCTCTCGGGCGTGCCCTTGCCGTCCAGCACGTCGGCGATGGTGTCGTGCAGGAGCGTCCCCTCGTCGGCGTAGCTGCTGCTGGGTTTGGGCGGCATCTGGTCCACCAGCGCCACGCTGCCGGGGCAGGCGATGACGCGCTTGGCGGTCGAACCGCCGACGATCTTGGAGTGTTGCATTGTACCTCACTGGACTGTGTTGAGCGGCCAGCATACACATCACAAAAAGTTGTGCAAGGGGTGGACCTGCAAAAAATTGTGGTGTAGCAGACGGGCATGACCGAGAAAGAGATCGAGGCGTATTTCGTCAGGCGCGTGAAGGCGCTGGGCGGCTACGCGTACAAGTTCCGCAGCGTGACGCAGGTCGGCGTGGCGGACCGGATCGTCTGTCTGCCTGGCGGAGTGATCGTTATGGTAGAACTGAAAAAGCCCGGCGGGCGGCTGTCGGCGCTGCAAGAAATTTTCGCGGAAGAGATGCGTTCGCTCGACGCGCCGTATGTTTGTTTATGGTCAAAGGAGGATGTGGACCAGTGGATAGAGGCGCTAAGGCTGTGAGGGCCTATTATAACGAACACGACCCATACGCAGCCGCGTGGCTGCGCAATCTGATCGCAGCAGGGCACATCGCCGACGGCGAAGTGGACGAGCGGAGCATACATGATGTTCAACCTGAAGACCTTCATTCTTTCAACCAGTGTCACTTCTTCGCCGGGATCGGCGTCTGGAGCCACGCCTTGCGCCGCGCTGGATGGCCCGACGACCAGCCCATCTGGACCGGCTCCTGCCCCTGCCAGCCCTTCAGCGCCGCCGGAAAGCAGGAAGGCTTCGCCGACGCGCGCCACCTCTGGCCTGTCTGGTTCCGGCTCATTGACCAGTGCCACCCTCCAATCGTGCTTGGAGAGCAAGTTGCGAGCGCGCTCGATTGGCTCGATCTTGTATCGGCTGACATGGAAGGCGCGGACTACGCCTTCGGGGCGAGCGATCTGTGCGCTGCGGGCTTCGGCGGTGCGCATATCCGACAGCGCCTCTACTTTGTCGGATTGGCCGACACCCAATGCAATGGGTGGGGGCCAGATCAGCCGGGGCGGCACACGCAAGGGCGAGCCGCTGATGGGCGGGGCGGCGCAACTGTGCGGCTGGCCGACGCCGACGACACGCAATCACAAGGACGGGGCCGAGTGCCCGAACGTGCCGGTGAATGCGCTGCTGGGGCGGGCGGTGTGGGCGGTGGGTTGGACGACACCGCAAGCGCACGATGTGTCGGGCAGGTCGGAGGGGCAGAAGGCGATCCACGGCACGAAGCACGGCTGTGCGTGTCTGGTGAGGGACGCGGCGATGGCGGGCTGGCCGACGCCGACAAGCAAGGAAGCAGCGGGGGGCGAGTACGCGGACCCGGAGAAGGCGTTGGCGCGGGTGCAAGGGCCGCACTCGAACGACCTGCGGGACTTTGCGAAAATCGCGATACCCACTCGCCTATGCTCGGACGGAACCCTGCTGACTGGCTCTACTGCCGGGATGGCAAGTGGAGGCCGGTTGAACCCGGCACATTCCCGCTGGTTGATGCGGCTCCCGCCCGAGTGGGACGCCTGCGCGCCTACGGAAACGCGCTCGACGCGGAAACGGCCAGCCAGTTCGTCGGAGCGGTGATGCAATGCTTGCCCTAAGGCCCTATCAGGACGAGGCTGCCGACTTCCTGTTCGCGCACGACCGGGCGATGATCCTCGCGCCGGTCGGCGCGGGCAAGACCGCGATCACGCTGACGGCGATGGCCGACATGGTGCAGCAAGGCCATGCGCGGCGCTGGCTGGTCGTTGCCCCCAAGCGCGTCTGCACGGACGTCTGGCCGGTCGAAACCCCCAAGTGGGCACCATCGCTGCGGTTGGCGCTGGCTGTCGGCGCGCCCGCGCAGCGCGCAGCGGCGCTCGCCAGCGATGCTGACGTCGTGGTCATCAACTACGACAACCTCGACAAGTTGACGTCGCTGGACGGCTTCGATGGGATCGTGTTCGACGAACTGACGCGGCTCAAGAACCCGTCGGGCAAACGCTTCAAGGTGCTGGAGAAGCTGCTGGCGGCAGTGCCGATCCGCTGGGGCCTCACCGGCTCGTTCACGTCGAACGGCCTTGAGGACGTGTTCGGTCAGTGCAAGGTGATCGACCAAGCGCTGCTGGGCCGCGCCAAGGGCGCGTTCCTCCAGCAGTACTTCGTCTGCATCAATCGGGACTTCGGCCAGTGGACGCCTGCTGCCGGCGCGCTGGAGCAGGTCATGGCCCGCATCCGCCCGGCGACGTTCGTGCTGGAGCCGGGCGAGTACAAGGACAAGCTGCCGCCGTGCCATGTCGTCGAGGTCCGCTGCGCGCTGGCCGACCGCGCGCCGTACGACAAGATGAAGCGCGAGTACGTGGTGCGCTTCGGCGACGAGCGCGTCATCGCGCAGAACGCCGCGTCGGTCACGACCAAGCTGCAACAGATGGCGTCGGGGTTCGTTTACAACCGCGAGAGCAGCGCCGGGGCGATCTGGTACAGCCCGCACAAGTTCGACCGGCTGGAGGAACTGCTGGCGGAAAACCAGCGGGCGAACACCATCGTCGCGTACAGCTACCAGGAGGAACTGGCCGAACTGAAGCGCCGGTTCCCGCACGCGCAGACGATGGACGACCCGGACGTCATCGCGCGCTGGAACAGGGGCGAGGTTGAGCTGCTGCTGGTCCACCCCAAGTCGGCGGGGCACGGCCTCAACCTCCAGTACGGAGGCTGCCACATGGTCTTCCTGTCGCTGCCGTGGTCGCTGGAGCTATACGAACAAACCGTCGGGCGGCTGCACCGCAGCGGGCAGCCGCACGACGATTGGGTCTACGTCATGATGACGGACAAAACCATTGACGAACGCATCTGGGCGGCGCTGCACGACAAGCG